TCGGACGGCATCTTCGAAGTCCGTCCACTCGTGTTTCCCGGAACGGCATTTCATGGTTCGTCTTCCTTCGGGGGTTCAGGCTCCGGCGTCGGCGCTTTGAGGTCCGCGATCTTCAGCCCGCGGATCCGGTAGATGCGCTTGTAGAGAGTTGAATACTGGATCCCAAGCTCTTTCGCGACGGCGGCGATGCCCTCGCGCTTCACTTTTTCTAAGAGCTCGTCAGTGACGTCAGTGTGTTTGTTGTTCGGCCCGCCGCGTCCACGGAATGCGACACCACACTTGACGAGACGGAGGCGGATCGTGTTTCGTGAGACGCCGAGCTGCGTTGACAGTTCAGCAATGGAGCTCTTCTCGTAGAGAGCCTTCCACATTGCTTCTTCGTCTGCGTGCCCGAGCTTCATCGCGGTTGAGAGCCAGTCGATCATGGGTGTCCTACTTCCATCCGTCGGGGGTCAATGTGTATGTACGAGTCACGGCGTCCCACTCAAGAAGCTTTGCTTCACGTAGTGTGCCGATGGCTCGCTTGAACGACTCTGCATTCATCTTCGAGGAGTTCCGGCGGAGAAGCGTTGAGTGCTCCATGCTGCCACCGTGCATCTTCAGTTGCCGAAGAATCCTCGTTTGGTCTTCACCCGATGCGCTTGCGGTCATTTCTTCGAACGTGGACGGGAGCCAGATCTCCATCCAGTGAAGGATTTTCTCCGCCTGCATGAGGTCCACGTCGGTGAGTTCCATTTTTCCGTCACCGCGAGAGACGACAAGGATGATCGCGATGCGGATAAGGTGGTCGGGCTTCCGTTCGTAGTACCCGGCATACTGCTTCTCACCCTGCATCGAGGGACGGGTCTTATACCACGCGATGTACCACTCGCGAGCGACGTCGGTGAAGACCATCGGACCCTTCAGGTTCTTGAACTTCGCGAGGCGAGAGATGAGGTCTTTCCGACGCTCGGCGTCGAGGGCTGGAGGAAGAGGGAAGACACGCGACGTGTTCTCCTGCACGACGAAGAGGAAGCGCGACATGAAGCCGCCACCGAAGGCGTCTCGCGGGATACCGGTTTGAAGCCAGTCGATGGTGGAGCACATGAGACTGCTTAGCGCGACGTTCGTGAGAGTAGTCTCTCCACGTCCGATCGTCTTCGAAGTCCATTCCTTTGGACAATCGAAGAGTGCTGTGAGAAGAGGAACCATACCCTCCTGGTACTTCTGCTTCCCAAGGAACACCGCGAGCTCAGGAGCGTATATTAAGCCCGTGGCATTCGCCTGTGTCTTCAACGCCTCGCACATCGCTTCCGGCGTCGCCTTGTCCGCTAGGAGTGTTCCGCCTATCTTCGCGTAGAGCGACGTTCCGATGTTGCAGGCGGAGGTCTTCCTACAGCGCCCCGTCGGTGCGACAATCACGACGCACAAATTCGGGAAGACCATATACGCGCCTTTGTCGAAGTAGACGTTACGGCCGAGAGCGGCGCCGATGACCGTCGCTGCAACGAAGAAGTGGAACACTGTTGGAGGCTCCGTGTTCCGAGTCCAGTTGACGTAGTCCTGGATCCAACCTTCCTTCGGAACGAGGGAATCGAACTCCACCCGTCGGTTGACCGGCTTCAGGATGATGTCCATCTCCTCGATGGTCTTGTCGAAGGCCTGCGCGATGGTGGATACGAGTACGTCAGGCCGTTGTTCCGCAGGCAGAGTCTGAACCCAACCTATGATCTCTAGGAAGAGTTCTGGCGTCGCCCGCTCACGCGGCAGTTGTTGAAGCATCGTCATGATCTGCGAGATCCGCTGACCGATCGTCTGCTTGCGTGTGGCAGACGCTTCCGATGCTTGTGGGATCTTCGTCATACCAAGTATGCACGTAAGTGTTCGAGGTTCCGGATCATCAACGCGACTTGTGGCGTCGTGAGCTTCGCGTCGAGCAGGGCGTGGGACGTCGTCTTCGCTCCACGGATGTCAAACCCGTCGCCGATGTGACGGTCTTCAATCGCCCACTTGATTGGCTTCGAGGTGTCGACAGACCACTCCGCGTCGCGCATGGAGAGCCGGGCGAACACGTACAGCTCCGCGAGGTCGTTCACGCCGAGGAGGTGTACGCGACGGAGACAGGGGAAGTCAAGTTGCTGACGATCGATCTCTGCCCACCAGAGCATTCGGTTCTCGCGGAAGGGGAGGCAGAGCATGTCGGCGCGAGCAGCGACACGGGTGAAGTACTTCTGTCGGATCCCAGGAGTCGGTCCGCAGTGCACAACAGCGACTTTGTGGTGGCCGGCGATCTCGTTGACCGTGTCCTCGAACCATGCAAGGTTCTGGTCTGGCTGCTTGAGTTGATCCGGAGCGATGACGTAGTCGGCTCGACAGAGGTCGGCGGCTCGTGCGAGCTCCTTCACGGGCAACGGGTAGCCGAGTTCATGCATCGAGTTGTCGAGAATGAGTTCACGGCTTCCGGACCGCTCCGCGTAGAAGCGGGCGACGGCTGGGTCTTCCAGAACCTTATGCGCGAGTGCGAAGTCGAAGTCAGTGAGCGGCGACCACGTAGCAAGGTGTGACGTTGGAATTTCCATTGCGAGCTTGATCACGATATCCCTCCCTTGAGGCCGAAGCTCTGTTCGAGTTCAGCGCGGGCGATTTTATCTGCTGGGTCCTTGGACTTGCACATCTTCCAGTTCAGACCGAGGTGGACGTCTGCTGGGCAGAACCATCCATTCGGGTAGTACTTCTTGACGACCTCCGGTCGCCGAGATGCTTCAACCATCTTTGGCCACGTACGCTGCATGCAGTCGCGGATGCACGTCGCTGCTTCGCGGGCAACGTCCTTCGCGGCGTTGACGACGACTTCGTCGTGGACCGTCAGGCGGAGCGTAGCGTCTTTCGGTAGCTGCGAGTTGATGAGGATCAGTTCGTCGATCATCATGTCGGCGGCACAGGAGCTCGCTGGGAAGTTATAGATCTCCGTGATCTCCCGGGTGAACCACCAACGGCGTCGCATCCAAGGGTTCGCGAGGTAGTGGTTGTCCTTCACGAACGGGGCGAGGTCGTTTCGCCACTCACTGAACTCGTGGAAGCGGGAGAAGAAGGATCCGATGAACTTCGAGACGAAGTTGAAGTCCAGGTTGTGGCCCTTGGCAATGCTCTCGGCGCCACGGCCATAGCCGAGACCGTAGATGATGAACTTCGCGGCATGACGTTCGTCGTCGGTGATGTCCTCGATCCGTTTGCCGAGAGTCTCCGCAGCGACCGCACGGTGGTTGTCGACGCCGGCAGCAAGCATCTTGAGTCCGACCTCGTCGCCGGAAAGGATCATCGCGTTGCGCCATTCGATCTGCGAGGAGTCCGCCGAGATGAGGATGTGGTCGTCGGAATCCGGAATCCAGATGTCACGCATCTCTTCTGGCACGTTCTGTGCGTTGGGGCTCCAGGAATTGAACCGACCGTTGCTAGCTTTGCTTACTCCGAAGCGAGGGTGGATGTGACCGTCGCCCATGAGTGCAGGTTCGATGAACGTCGACTTCATCTTTCGGCAGTACCTGATGTCCACGATCGTACGAAGCACGGCGTGCTCAGGGAACATCGTGGCGAGGTTTTCGATCGCCTCGGCGTTGGCGGTGCGACGACGTCCCCGCTTCTTGTCCATCAGGAACTGTTCAGGCAACTGCATCTTGTCGTAGAGCAGTCCCATGAGCTGCTGAGGGGATTCGAGATTGAGGAACGGGTCGCCGAGACCTTCCTTCAGGATCGCCTCGAGCTCGTTGGCTTTCTCTTCGAGGACGACTGCCCAGCGGAGAGCTTTGTCGATGTCGATCTTCACCCCACGGCGTGACATCCTATGCATGATCTCGTGGACGGGGAGCACGTGATCGTAGTAGAGCGACGTCATACCGTAGGTCTCGAGTTCCTTCTTGAGACCGTCCTGCGGGTGGAGAGCGGAGCGATCAGTTGCAATGCAGTCGAGACCGCAGACGCCACGGAGGTCGCCCTTGTAGTTCTCCTTCGACTTCCAATACTCGATGTCGGTGTGACACGACGCGATCATCGAGAGATCCTTCTCGGCGCCGCGTGCTCCCTGGAACTTGCCGGCGTTCTGTGCACTGACCGACGTCTGACCATACGACGAGTTGCACAGATGGAAAACGACCATCGTATCGAAGATGCGGTCCCATCTTACTTTGTGGCCTTTGTCTTCCGCGAACGGGATGTCGAACGTGAGTATGTTCTGACCGACGACTTCGATGGCAGGATCTGCAAGAACTTGCTCGAAGAGCTGTTGAGCACCAACGGTCCAATCGAACACGAGACCCTGGTCTGGCCTCGCGACAAAGCCGCACATGAGAATCTGACCTGTGCTTGCAGAGAGCCCGGACGTTTCGAAGTCGAACGTAGCGGCGCCCCGCTCTCGAGCAGCTCGAAGCAGATCGCCTCCATGAGTCGTGACGCTCGCATCACGGACAATGTTGATCGGTACACGCTGGATGTCCGGGAAGTCGCCTTGAGCCTTCGCTCGAACCAAGTCATGGACTGCGAACGGCCAGTTGTGCTGGGCTCGCATGATGAAGGCGGGGTGCCACATCGGGAAGACTTTGTAGGTGCGCTCTCCGAGCTTGGGGCCTGTGGTAGGGACGCCTCGCCAGAGTCCGATCTTCTTGTGGTCGGTGAGGACGTTGAGCGCGAGCTCACCCGCCGCGATGATGACGTTCGGGTTGACATCCTCGATCTCCTTGACTAGGTGTTGGGCACAACACGCCACCTCACCGTCAGTCGGGAGGCGGTTGTTCGGCGGACGGCACTTGACGGAGTTCGTCGTCCACAGGTGAACCTTCTTATCGATCCCGGCGTGCTGGAGTAGCGCATTGCGAATACGTCCTGCTCCACCGATGAACGGCTTGAAGCGTTCCGGACGGTGCCGTGGCCAGTCGACTTCCTCGGCTCCAGGAGCTTCGCCGAGGTACATGATCTTCGCATTGCGGTTGCCATCTCCCCAGACGGGTCCCGGCTCCTTGAGAAGAGGACAGACCAGACACTCGTCTGGCTTGTTGTATGGGTTCTCCTCGTTCATCGAATGCCGCCGCCAGGGACCCATCCGTTGGGATAACGCTTCTGGAGCTTCGTGACGTTGCCGTCGATGACCTCTTGGAGCGTGACGCCGTTCGCGTTCAGCATCTGGATGAAGTAGTGGAGACCGTCGCCTGCTTCCTCAATGAACTTCTCGCGATCGAGAGGGAGCTGGTGGAAGACAGTCTTCTTCACCACGTCGATCATCTCGCCCATCTCGCCGGCGATTCCCATTGAGGCGAGCGAGCAGTCGAGGTCATAGGAGAGCCGAGGACGAATCCCCATCACGTCAACGAACCGAGCGTAGTTTTCCGGTGTCATCACGGCCTCCCTATCAGTTGGAGAAACTCCGTTCGTGCCGTCGGGTTGAGGAGCAGCACTCCCCTCATCACGGAGACGACGGTGTCCGATTCAGACTCGACGCCCCTGAACTTCATGCACCCGTGGATGCCAGAGAGGACGACACCGGTGCCCTTGGGTTCGAGCTTCGCCTCGACGGCGTCTGCGACACGAGATGCGAGATCCTCCTGCATCATCGGAACGGTGAGTTGTTCTTCGACGACGCGGGCGAGCTTCGAGATCCCCACCGTCATCTTGTTCGGGATGTACCCGACATACGCTGTGATCTCGACGGGCTGGAGGTGGTGAGGGCACAGAGCGATCACACCGTGGCCCCTCACGATGATTAGGTCGGCGGACTTCGCCGGGAACGCCGTCCAGGTGTTCTTCTCCGGGGTCAACATTTCTTCGAACATTTTGGCCACGCGACCAGGCGTGTCGCGGAAGTTCGGGTCCTCTCGCCAGTTTGGGATGCCCATCCCGTCAAGGAGAAGGGCGATGGCCTTTGTCATCTTAGTACGGTTCACTGTGTATCTCCTACGCGAAGTCGTCAATGGTCGTGTTGTCGGGGAGAGTGACTTCGATCCGCTTCGAGCCCTCTCTCCAGATTCGTTTCGACGTACCCGGGACGATACGCACGCCCGGTACAGAGTGTCTGATTGACAACTTCGTCCCGTGATGAGGGCACCGCAGGACGGTCTCCTTCATCACGGCGTATGACGGGAAGGACCGGTCTTCCACGAAGTCGCAATCGGGGGAGGTGCATTCGAAGTCCCAGTGCATAACGTCGTCTCTCTCGTTCGTTGTGGGTTGTCTTGCATGTGTCGCAGCGATAGAAGGGTGACGCCGTTCCACACCTCGCACACTGTTCGTTGGCGCGGCGGATTTCACGAGCGGTCTCACTTGCCATGGCCGGAGCAGTTGATGTGGCCGCATGTGGAGCAGGTGGCGGCGCGCTCGATGCAAGAGTAGTGACCGAGCGGAGCTGCGTCGCGACCTGCCCGCAGCGCTGCACGGAGTTCGAGGGAGTAGATGGCAGACCGTAGGTGCTTGAGAGTCACATCGTTTGATCCGTGCGGCTCTTGTTTGTTGACGTACTTCAGTCGGTCGATGACGGCGCGGAGGACTTCCTGCATTGTCGTTCCAAGATGAGCATCGGTGTTGCCGGGGTACTTCGGTCCTTTGCGCTTGACGAACGTCAACCGGTTCTGCGGATCGATCTTCTCTTGTGCGAAAATCTCCGCGTCGCCGTAGTCGTTCGGCTTGCCATCGAGCCAGTTGAGGTCGTAGACGTGACCGGGGTCGATGATCTTCATAAGTGCCCTTCGTATCGACGCTTCCAGGTTTTCTTCTCCGACGTTCCTTCGACACGCTCGCGGATGTTCTTAATCGCTTGCTTCATGTTTGGAGTGAACCGACGGTTCCCGACAGTCCAATCGTAGATGGGGTCCAAAGTCTTCCTTGCCCACTCGTAGCGAGGATCCCCAAACATCTCTTCGATCTCGGCGATGAAGGCGTCGACGTTGTCGTCGTCATCCGACTTCATCGTGAGAGGAGTAGGGATCTTTGTCATCGCTACTTCTCCGCTTCAGCGATCCAGCGTAAGCCGAGAGCTTTGATCACACCGAGGTCATGCGTCTTCGCCGCTTCGACGATCTCACCGAATCTATCCGGTTTGTAGCAAGCGAGGCAGCCGAGTTCACGGATGCGTGTAATGTCTCCTCCGAGCTTCTCGTGGGTAGCGGGATCACACGTCGCGCCCTGGAAGAGCACGATTTGTGAAACGATGATCAGTGCTCGCCACGTATCCTGCTCCGAGTACCCCGCCTGCTGCACGAGGAGACGTTGGTGCAACTGACACATGTGTGAGGGCTCGATGAGAGGCTGGTCCATCACTGCACCTTCAGGATCTTATGCAGCTGCGTGGAAAGACGCAGCTGGGGATGGTCCTTAAGGAGGTCCATCACGATCATCAGGTTGACTTTGTCGATCTCCACTCGACCGTTGCGCGGCTGCAGGAAGACGGTCTTCCCTGCCTTCGCCCAACGGATTGCGTCGTGGACGTCAGGCCAGCGGAGGCCGCCCGCCTTGATGATTCGTACCCCCTCTTCCGAAGGCAGCTCCGCGAGCTTCGCCTCTTCGACCTTGGAGTTTAGTTCGCCGAGACCAGGCACGATGACCTTGACCTCGTCTGCCGCTGCAACCATGTCCTCGCGGAATCCCGGCTTCGGACTAACACAGATCCAGAAGGAGCCTTCGGGGAAGTCGAAAGGCTTCGTCCCGGAGGTCTCAACGTGGATCATTGGTCCGGGACCATGCCCGTCAGGTGGTCTCATTGCAGCGATGAGCGGCTCGAGATTCTGATCCATCGGCTCACCACCTGTGAGGCAGATGTGTTCGTACGGGCGGGACCAGTCTGCGAGTTCCTCGGGTGTGTACTCTCCACCGCCCTGCCACGGGAGCACCCGCTCGAACGTCGTGTCGCAGTGCTGACAGATTTTCTTTCCGACGGAGCACCCGACGAATCGGATGAAGGCCATCGGTGTGCCGGCGAAGACGCCCTCGCCTTGGAGAGACTTGAACCGTTCCGCGATCTGGTATTTCATCGTGTCAACCAATGTGTTGCTCCTGGGAGAGGCGACACTTCCATCGCCCGAATACGAGGGACGCCTAGAATGTATCTAGGATTTGGATCACCGTGAGTCGTCACGTCGATCGGCGTCGAGTCGCAACCATAACTCCGAAGCATGGCGACGGGAACACCGCTTGCGTTGTAGAGGGTGTACCTCGGATCGTATGACAGAGGCCCGAGTGGAAAGGGATTACTCAGCATCGCCTTCGCGGCGGCCACGGAGTCACCGTCCACGATCCCGAGCCGTGCGATCTCGTGGGGAAGCGCTTCCATAATGATCTTGGAGCCGCGCACCTGCTGGATGATTGCGGTGAAGACGGGGCCGGGACTGGCGTCGGTATTCATTTCCCATCTCGCTCGTAGAGGGTCTGGCGGATGTACATGCACGCGTCGAGGAGCTCTTGGTAGAGATCGACGAGCACGTCGCGTCCGTTGTGAGGTTGGAGGAGAGTGCCGTAGCGTTCGAGGCCTACGGCTTTCCTCTCCTCCATGTCGCGGATGACCAGATCCTGGATTGCAGGATGGGTGTTCACCGTTGGGAGCGGTTGGTCGCCTTCACGCGAACGAAGCTTGCACGTGTGCGTCCGACAGTAGCAGTCCTGCGGACACGTACAGACGACAGGCACCTCGTTCGCGTGTTCGCACATGAGAGCGTTTGATTCGACCATGTCAGTGCGTGTGCAGGATGAACACCGACGGATCCGGTTTGATCGCAGCGGCCCAACCGTCTTCGGTCTCGCGGCAGAGGACTCGCGCGATCTTCGCCGACGGCGAGTTCAGCTTTTCCGTGAGATGGTTGAACACCAGCGACGCCAGGTTCTCGGCGCTCGGGTTGACCGACAGGACGACGAGGCGTTCGAGACGAAGCACCTCGATCGACGGGTCCTCCTTGTTCAGGATCATCGCGTGGTCGAAGATGTCCAGTAGATCGTCCAAGACCTTCTTGACGTCTTTGAAGTCGATGACCAACCCGATCTCGTTCGGTGTGCCGATGACTGACACCTCGAACGTGTAGTTGTGACCGTGAAGGTACGCGCAGCGGCCGTTGTGACCGAGAAGGCGGTGGCCGATCGGAACTTCTCTCTTCGTCGTGATCGTGACCATCACTTCCCCTTCATGTGGGCTTCGACCATGGCGTCGAAGTCAATCTTCGCGGCGACGTCGGCAATTGCCTTCGCCAGGATCTGTTCGAGGTCGAACTTCTTCTCCGTCGCTGCGGAGTGAGCTTCAGTGCTTCTCGTACAGAGACGAGCCTCGAGGAGTACGTGCTTACCCTCGTTCGTCTTGATGATGATCATCGACCGATCTCCCGCCAGGGCTTCTCGAAGAGTTCCTCGGCGTGGGCAAGGACGCTCTGCGCCCAGCCGATGGCGCCGAGGTGATCGTCTTCCGGTTCGTGGCCGGCCGACATCTTCTGGATGTGCTCCTGCATGTGGTTGAAGGCCTCCTCGCAGAAGACGCGAGCGTCCTTTTCCGTGCGCAGGCCCTTGAGCCAGTTCTCCGCGCCGTGGACTTCAGCGCCAAGACCAAAGCGCTTGGCCGTCCGACGAAGTCCTGACGTCGGAACGAGGTGGTACGCCGGAGCCTGCTCCGAGCGGGTCACGCCTGAGGCGAGACGGTGTTTCTTGTTCTGTGCAGCCATGTCGAGTCTCCAATCTGAATGGTGGACGGAAGGGCGAAGCTGGGAGTGCCGCCCTTCCGTCCAGTCGACTAAACCGCTTCTTCGAGCGACATGTAGCGGGTGATCTTGCTCCGCTCCGGGTACGTCTGCTTGGTGTCGGGATCGATCCGTTCCTTCTCGGTCGTCACGACCACCTTGACCTCGCGCAGCAGGAGCTGCTCGGTGTCTTCGAGGATGAAGTCCTCGTTCTCACCGGAGGCTTCCAGGAGCTGCCGCGTGCGGAACTCACCGTCGCCGGCGAGCATGAGGTTGTCGAAGAGCTTCCGACCGTGGAACTCCTCGGCTTCTTCCGGACCGAAGATGGTGAACGTGACCTCGGCCATCGGGGTCTTCGTCTTCTTGGCCTCTTTGTAGACGGCCTTGTCGAGGCGCACGTGGTACACGCCTTCGGGGATGACTGTTCCGCCCGCTGGCATGTCGCCAACGCGGTGCGCATTCGGGATCTGAACCATGTGACTGTCTCCTATCGAACGTACGGGTTACTTCTTCGCCGGTTCGGCCGAGCTAGCCTGCGCCGGGTCCTTCGGGTCGAGAATCGCGAGCTGCGACTTGTCGCCGAGCATGTAGCGAATCAAGGCAGCGATGTCGGGATTGCACCGGAGCGGCAACGTCGGGAAAGCTTCGGGAAGACGAACGCGAGCAGGGCTTCCGCCCTCTCCCTTCGTGATCATCCGATACTTCCCGGCGATGACGCGGAGACGGATTGTCGCATCCGGCCATCCTGGGAGTTCGCGAGGGAGCTTCTGGCCTGGGAGCTCGGGGGCTGCAAAGATCGGTTCCCCGTCTTGTCCTCCGAAGAGTCCTTCCCTTGCGATGATGTACAAGTGGCCGTGCAGCTCGAAGAGCTCTTTGTAGACCTGACGGCCTTTCTCAGCGAGGAATCCGTACGCACCGCGAGGGTCTTTCCCGTCGCCCTTCGATGTGGGATCGTGGAGGTCGGTCCAGCCCTTGATTGCCATGAACCGTTCAAGTGGCATCTCGCCCCACTGGGTGATCGAGTCGAGCACGACGGAACCGAACTCCGTACCGTCGTATTCGATTTTCTTCGGCTTCGATTTCAGAGCCCGACATATCTCGATCAAGTCCTGGTGGGTCTTGAACGGGATGTACGGGATGTCGTCGGAAGCCAGCGATAGGAGCCCGTGCGTCTCGCCGAGTTCACAAGCGAGTATGAGCGGCTCCATTCCGCCGAGTTTCAACGTGCGGATAGACCGAGTCTTTCCCGCACCGGCAGGACCGTAGCCGAGCACAGTGCCGAACGAGGCCTTGAGCTCGGTGGTGCGGGAAAGCTTCGGGAGAGTGGGCGCGGTTGCCATCTAGCTCTCGGGTTCGTCGTCGTTCGCGTTCTGGAGTTCCTCGACGAAGTTGCTGATCTTCGGCGCGGCTTCCTCGAGGTCGATGTCGCTCTCGTCATCGACTTCCAGACCATCCTCCTTGTTGAGGATGAACTCCGACACTTCCTTGGCGAGCTCTTCACGGTTCATGGTTTCACTTCTCCTGTGCCGTCAACGGGTTTCGACTGAGGAGCCGACGGCGTAGCCTCCCCAGAGAGTAGAGCGTAGGCCTCGTCAACGTAGTCGGGCTTCCGCTTGTTGTAGAGGGCGCGTCGTACGGGTGTGTCCTTCATGCAGACGTCACGGAAGGGGCATGTCCCGTACCGGAAGCAGTGTTCCGTGTTCCGTGGGAAGACAATCTTCCAGTCTTCGCCTGCGGCGACGCGAGCGTGCTGGACGCGGATCCGGTTGTTGACTTCGATCCACTCGTCCTCGAACTCCTGGAGCTCGTCGAGGGTCCGGGTGAAGAAGTCCCTCGCGAACTGCGGGACCTTCGTCTTCACGAGGACGTCGATGATGGCTCCCCGGATGAAGACTGGTTCGCCGCCACGACGGATGGACTCTTCCGTCAGGTGTTTGGTTAACCCGTAGATGTACGCCGACAGCTGCACGTCGAGTTCATACTTCAGGAGGTCCCGAGGATCGAGCTTGCCTGCGGTTTTGTAGTCGACGAGGTACAACCCGCCCTTCGCTGTGGAGAGGTTATCGGCCTTGCCTCGGAGGTAGACGTTGCTGTCTTCCCCGACTTCAACCATGAACTCGATCTCCTGGTTGAGGGGCGTCCATATCTCTCCCGTCTTCTCGTAGTTGGCGACGTAGGCGGGAATGAGGGTCTCGACAATGAGCTGTGCTTCCGGAAGGGCCTTGTCCTCGAACGCGAGCTTGGGTCCTGCACGCTCTGTGAGCTTCTTGACAGCGACGGCGACACCACTCTCAACGGAGTTCCCGGAGTGGATGTGAGCGAGCCCTGCGTGCGTCGCAGTTCCGATCTCCAGCGCGCTGCGCTTGCCGACGGGTTCCAATTGCTGCAACCGCTTCCAGGCGTAGAGCCGTTGGCAGTTCATGAAGTCCTTGAACGACGACTGGTTCAGGATGATGGGCCACTGCTTCGAGACGTGGAGGATGTCCGCCCACTTCTGTGCGATGTCGAGCGCCCACGCCGGAAGGATCATATTCGGATTCACGCCACACCTTCCTTCGGGAGCTTGAGTTGTTGGGGTCCGTCGGGGATCTCGCGCGGGCGCCACTTGACTTCCCATCCGGCAAGGGCGGCGGCAGCTTCCTCGACCCGTCCGTGCTTCGGTCGGACGAAGCCTTCGAACGGGTGAGCGAAGCCTCCGGAGTCCTTGTTCGGGAGCGACATCGCGACGCGGATCATTCCGCCGAGAAGAGTGAGCTTAGCCCACCCGCCGCCGGAGAGGAGATACGTTCCGATGTGCGTCTTCCGTTCGAGCGGGTCGACGAAGACCGGATGCATGTCCGTCTTCTCCTCGGGCTCCGCGACGTCGATCCAGTCGAAGGATTCGATTGCGATCGCCATCAACGCTGCCGTCTCGCCGTCAAGCTTGAGCTCTTCGAGCAGGAGCTTCTCGACGGCCATGCGATGACCGTAGGTAGTCCAGTGAGAAGCCAGGTCGATGAGGTACTTCCCAGACTTCTCTTCGTCCCATGCCATGGGAATCGATGACGCCTGGTATTGTCGGTACGGGGCATCTGGATTCGCTGGAGGAGTGACGAGCACCGCGCAGCACGCTTCGTCGCCCATGCTACGCATCCAGAGAAGGGGGTTCTCTTCCGACTGCGTCCAGATGTCTTCACGGTTGTGGAGATGCTCGAGGAGCTCGTCATATTCCCACCAGGTGAGGGAGATCACCGCGCGTACTCCGTGGGGTCGGTGAGTCCAGCTTCCCGGAAGGCTTCGCGGCGTTCAACGCATGTCCCGCAGAGGCCACAGTGAATGACGTCGGTGGGATGATCATCGACCGGGTGTTCGTCCAGCTGCGGGTCGTAGCACGACCATGTGAGTTCGACCGGCACGTGGAGTTGGATTGCACGGCGAGCGATATCGGTCTTCGTCAGGCGAACGAAGGGAGCCTCCATCCGGATCCCTTTGACTGTGCCGAGGAAGAGCGCGAGGCCTGCCGCGAGCGCGAACTCCGGACGGCAGTCGGGGTAGATTGGATGATCACCAGCGTGAGCAGCGTACCAGACTTCGTCGCCGCCGACCGACTCCGCGACCGCTCCGGCGAGTGCGATCAGGATCATGTTCCGGTTGGGGACGACTGTCGTCTTCATGCTGGGAGCGGCGTAGTGGCCGTGAGGAACGGATTTCATCTGACCGACCTGCGAGGAGTCGGCGCCGGCGAACGCCATCGGATCGATCGCGACGTGTGACGTCGGGACCTTGTAGTGCCAGGCGATCTCGTCGGCCGAACGAAGCTCGCGGCGGTGGCGTTGCCCGTAGTCGACGATCACTGCGTGAGCGGTGTGCCCGAGATAGAGAGCATGTGCAAGAACAGTAGTGGAGTCCAGTCCACCCGAGAGCAGGACCACTGTTTTCATCGACGTCCTTTCCATGTGCGCGTTGACATTCTAGGTCGAACACAGCCCAAGAAAATCGGGGGCCACGTCAAGCACCCCCGATTTTCCGTCTGGCGCCGACCTAAGCGGTCGGCTGTTCGGGCGCCGGCGGCGTGATGAGCCCCAGCTCCTTCGCGCGCTCGATCAACGCCTTGTTGTGAGCGTAGCGCTTCTGCCGGTACGCCTTCATGCGCTCCTTGACTTCCGGCTTGGCGTGGTACGCCTTCATCTTCTCCTTGACCTCGGGGCGCGCCGCCCGGGTCTTGTTGTAGTCCTTGCGCTTTTCCTTCGCCTCGGGCGACATCACGCGCTCGGCCTGACGTTCCTTCTGCTTCGCCTTCTGCTCCTGCAGCTTGGCGAGCTGCGCACGGACTTCGTCGGCCGGAAGGGCCGCGACCTGCGCCTTGATCTGTTCCAAGATACCCATGTGTCTGTCTCCTGTGTGTGTCTGAACTGTGCCCCGAACTCAGTTTGTATCTGAGCTTGAATACAATTATACCACACTCAAAAATGAAAATCAACGGGGACTGATCGGTCCTCATCGATTTTCCCCGAGCGTGATCTGATCGTGTTCGAGCCGTGAGATGTACACGCCGTCCACCAGAACCATTTCGATGACGTCGGACAATTCTTCGTCGTAAAATACGTAGTCGATGATCCGCCCGTGGAAGTTCTCCTGACGTCCGAGCTCCCCGAAGATAAACGCGAAGGCGAGGGGATCGAACTTGAGGTCCTTCGGGTTCATGCCCGCTCCGAATCCTTCGCGCTGCCGTAGATGTAGTCGGGACGTCCAGGAAGTCGCGCTAGGAGTTCTTCCGCTCGCTGCTGACGTCGAGTCGTTGTTGGCTCGTTCTTGTACGCTTCAGCGGCGTACTTGATCGCAGCTCGGATGATCCAGACGTCGTCGTCGTGGAGGAGGACACGGTATCTCACTCGGACCCCCTTACCACGTTGTGTGGGTCGTACGCGAGCTCAGGGTGCATCTTCAACGCCCAACGGGCACTCTCGCGGGCATACTTCACAGCGGCTTCGACGTTGCGGTGGAAGATCGCATCGAGGAGCCAGTGGTCCAGGAAGTCCAGGTAGCAGAAGCCGTTGCGCGGACGTGGGTATCTCACGGCGTCACCTTCGCGAGAATGTCTTCGAGCTCGTGGAGCTTCGCAAGGGAGTTCCGGGCACGGATGACCCTGCAGCAGTGGAGGCACTTGTCCGGCGTCGTGATTCCATGGTGACACCACGCAGTCGGCATCGGGATCTGCGGGATTCCTTCCTCCAGCCCCGCGAGGGCGGTCGAGAGAAGATCCCGGATCTGCTCGAGTTTCTCAGGCGTCATGCTGCGGCTCCGTGAAAGCTTCCATGATGGTTTGCTGGACGTGTTTCCCGATTCCGGGGTTCTTCGACTCCCGGTTCCCGGCGATGTTCAGGGTCTTGATGCTCTCGCGGATGATGAATGCACGGAGGCGCTCCGCATCGGGGTTCAGGATGTAGGGACGCCCGTACTGTTCGCACAGGCGAATCGTGAGTTGCGAACCGCGTTCATGTGTTCGCCCGAAGACGACGGTGCCATCGGACGTCTGCACGTTGACGCTTGTGCGCGGAGGGTACTCCGACGACGAGTGCTCGGTCAACCCGAAGATCCGGGCGAACTCGGGGTTCGGCCCGTCCTCCGTCCGGAAGCCTTTCGGCATGACGCCGCCAGTAGGGATCCCGCACTCAGCGGCACCCCAGATGCCACCCTGGTCGGCTCCGGTTTGTCCTCCGGAGATGATTTTCTGTGGGCGTCGGATCACGTGAGTATCAACTCCGGATCGACTTCCTCGAAGCACATCTTGTGCGCGATGCGCGTGCGGACGTCGAGGATGACCTGTTCCTGTTTCGAGGGATCCCACTCCGTCTTACCGAGGTGAAGAATGACGAGCTCTTCCCCGACCTCAATATCGCGTTGGCAGATCGCGCAGTGGGCGTGGCCTCCTACCGTCACTTCGATCATTTCAGGGACTCCTCCTTCCGCTTGCACGACTCGTGGCACGTGACGTGACCGTTCACATCGAGTCCGTGGCTCTCGTTCCCGAGGTCGATCCACCACTGGGTGTCGCCCGGGGCAGGAACCCCTTTCCCGATTGCAGCGGTCACGTCAGGACGCTTCCCGGGCCAGAGCAGCTTCGCCCGTTCAGTCGCTTCGTTCTTCGTCACCCGATGACCTCGATGGTGACCCGGATCTTCTGCGCCGCCTTCGCGACCGGAAGCGGAACGTAGAACGATGGTTTGAACTTCGCCGCGTCGACCTCGACGCCTTCCACCGACTCGATCTTGTCGAGGTCGAACCGGGTGGAGTGCTTCTTGGGATCGGGGGATCCCATCGTGAACGTGATCTTCTCCATCTGCACTGTCCTCCTATGTGGTAATTCTATCAGCTTTGCGAAGCACTTTCACCTGACGTCTGGAACCGCTCCGGAGACATTCCGTAGGCTAGGCTGTGGTTGAACCTCTTGTTGCAAGGACGACAGTACGGCCCGATGGAGTGAAGATCCTTCGGGCTCACCGGGATCCGCTTCGTGCCACAGAGCTGGCAGCGGTCGGTCATGTACCGGTAGAAGTGGCGGAGCGACGTCCAAAGGCTCATCGGGATGGATCCGTGTCGCGGAGGACTTGAGCGAGGTGGGCGTAGTACGAATTGTACTTCTCGTTGGACGTGTCTTTTCGCCCGAGCTCGAGGACTTGGATGATCGCGAGGCGGAGCTCATCGATCTCGGCGTCAAGAGCGTCGAGGACGAACTTGTGAGACTCTGCGGGAGTCTTGATCCCAGCCTGCACGATACAGCCGCCAGGACCGTGGACGCGGTGACCACAGAGACCGCAACGGGGACGTGTGAAAGCACTCATCGCATTAGCCTCGAAGATTTTTCCTTGACGTCGGGAGCGAGCCATGCCCCGCAGGACGGACACGGACAAGCGGGGAGAGACTTCTCCGTGAGCTCTCGGATCAGCGGTGCGTGATCGAGATCGCAGGGCTTGTCTCGAGAGTCTGGAGGCGTCTCCACGAACGAGTCCTTGAAGAACGGGTGCTTACGTCTCAATTTTGCCTCCACCACGCGGAGTATTGGTCTGGGCCACGCTCGAAGGTGCGGTATTGACGTACTCCACATCTCAAGCAAACTCGATGTTCGATACTCATCTGGGTAATGAACCTTGTTATCCAGTAATGGCGAAGAACTAGACACATGATGCATCGAATGATGTGCATGACTATCTCCTCACCGCGAAGACGGTTGGTGACACCTTCAGCGGCTTATCCGCCGGGCCCTTGACGAAGTCGTCAATCCAGATCGGGGCATGCTGCCGCTTCGACGGGTACCACTGATTCCGCATGAAGCCGTGAACGATCCAACGGGTCTTCCACTCACGCTTCGCAGCGTCAGACGGGGCGTGCACATCTTCCACATCCTGACGGCGAACGATCTCGCGCCGGCGGAGCTCGACGATGCGAACGTCCGGGCGAGCGGAGAGCTGCGCTTTGCGTTGGATCTGTCGAGCGACCTGGCGGGTCCCTTCGGCGTGGTAGTCGACGACCACCTTGGAGCGGAGCCACGTCGCCGCTGCAAGGACGAAGCATCCGAACCACTGGGAGATGCCGACGGTCTCGGGGTCACCCCGGAGCTTCCGTCGGAACGTGGCGACGGATTCCTTCCCCTGGATGTTGACCGTGAACGCGTACGTCGGAACCGGAATGACCTTGTGGTGGCCGCTAACGCGGACGACTGTCGACTCGAAGAGCTGACACACGAGCGTCGTGCCGTAGCGCCAGATGAGGATCGAACAGAATTCCATAGAGAACGGAGCGACTTTGATCGGCTCCTGGAACCACCACCAGGACGAGGCTCCGGGGCGCCCGAGGTCCGCGAGCGATGTTTCATTGAACTCGAACTCGTCGAGGAGCCCTGCTGATGCAGCCGCCACACCTCGAGTCGTTTCAGGAGCCCAGACGTACGTTCCTGCTCGCCCCAGCGCGTGCTTCTGCTCGATCATGATCTCCCGGAAGTCGTGGGTGTCGACAATGATCTCAGACCATCCCCCAGGCGTCCCCGCTCTCTTCATGATCGCGTCGTAGTGGTGGTAAGTCTCAAACTGCATCTCCATCGCGGTGATGGTGGGGGACTGCTTCGTGTAGTTGGAGATCGATATCTCGAGCTGGTTGACGCTCTCCGTGATCGACTCCGCCTTCGATTTGAAGAGATAGCGGACGGTCTTCACGACGTCGAGGAGCGCACGCGCCTGCTGCTCGGTGTACTCCTTCCGATCGAGGCGAGCTGAGAACTCGTCGAGGTCCTGGCGGAACTGGGCGTACTCCTCGTTCTTCGTGAGCTCGGCGAGGGAGAGGTCGTCCTGCGTGTGCAGGGCGTGGACGTACTGCTTCGCTCGAGCGAAGACCGATTCGTAGAGCTCTTGCGCGGCGTTCATACGTCCATCACACTGAAAGTGCCGGTGAGGCCCTTGGCGATTGCCTTGTCGAGCAGTTCCTTGTATCCCAGCCGCTGTGGAGGCTCGAGGAGAGGATACGTGGAGACGTAGAGGACTGTCCCGTCCGTGTACCGAATGCACTTGATTGCATCGTACGACGCCCGCCGCGAGTCGTCATGGACCGTTTCCTGGTGGATGATCTTGTCGCCCCGACTGGTTCCCCAGATTCCGACTACTACGAATGCCATGGTTACCCCTTCCGCAGCAACCGTGCGATCCACTCTTGGAACGCAGCCATGACGCTGGGCTCCAAGACGATCTCGTTGGTCTTCCGGATCCCATCCTCCGTTGTGAGGATGACGTTCCCGAACTCGTCATGCTCGACATACACACCATCACCGAGGTAATGTTTCTCCATGGTGATATTCTACCTTCTTCGAGCGTGCTTTTCAATTGCCGTCACGAACGGGTCTTCGACCACCTCGATCCGTACTCCGGGCATGAAGCGGCCTGCGATGTCTCCGAAGGGATTCGGGGGACCATCTACGCTGATTCGTTCTACGACGTGGTCTTCTCCTCGAACCTTGAGGAAGTCCCCGACGTTGAATGCGTTTGAGACGATGAGCAGGCTTCGCATCCGCGGGCAGTTGGTAATCAGCTCCTTCGCCGGCGGGAGAAAAATTGTCTTCGCCCCAGGCTTCCAGAGGAGGAGCTCCGGATCGAGCACCGCCGTTGCAGCGACGGACGAGAGGATTTGGAGAAACGCTCTACGATTCACTTCCCACCTCCGCTCTTCGCTGCGATGCAGATGTTGAGCCAGAGCGCGGCGAAGTACGTCGCGGCGGTGGATGGGATGCCGAGTCCGAACAACGTGTTCAGCGCCCAGATCGTCACGAGCGGGGAGACGATGATGGCGACGAAGACGCACATGAGGATCACGGCGAGAGTTGACGTGGTCATTTGTCCCTCAGGAACTGGTTCCGCCACTCAAGGGGGATCCGGAAGCCGGCGGTGTCGAGGAGTTCGAGGACTTCTTTCTTGTCCTTGCCGTAGATGACGACGAGATTCTTCGCCCGGTACTCTTCCTTCGAGAAGAGGGAGAGGGTGAGGCTCTCTTGCAGGTGCACGACGTCGAGCGAGGTCATGCAGAGCACGAGTGTCCTCTCGGGCCCCTCAGCGTGCTCAAGGACGAACATTCAACGCCTCCCACTCTTCGGGAAGGATCACGTTCGGGGGAACTTCGACGAACATCGGAGCGATGTCTTCGTGCTTCAACCCGGCGTAGCCGGTTCCGAGTGCAGTGACGAAGAACCGTTCCTTCGTACGACGTCGTGCATGCGCGAGAAACTTCTCGACGTGCGAGCGAATTTCTTCGAGCGAGAGGGTGACGAAGCCGTCCCGCGCGTCGTAGGAGCGAGTGGGGAGAGCGTAGGAGTGACCATACTGCCCCTCGCCCTGTCCGATGACGGCGCCACGGAAGTTCAACGCGAACTCGGCTGCGCCTGCACCGTGAGCGCCCTGTAGGTTCGAGCCGAACACGAAGACCGGCCACGTCCCCGGAAACTCGTGCTCGGCGTCTACCTTCAACACTTGTCCTTCGCCGAGGCACGTCGGGCAGGCCTTGTCCTGTCCCTCGCACTTCCTCGGGCACGGTCGGAATTCAGTCTTCATGGGATACGTAACCTCCTGCCATAGGGGAATCGGAATAGCGAGTGGGATGTAGGCACCGGCTTCGTTAAACGCACAGCGGTTTTCGACCCAGCACGTCTCGTAGTTGAAACATTGTTCGCCCAGACGTGTGCGGCAGTCGGCTTCGATGCTCACAGCGGCTCCTCGTAATCACAGTGAGGACATTCAATGCGGACGTCATAAACCCCGCCACTCGGGCAACTCCGAATCACGAGCGTCTCCGGCGTCTCCAAGGCGCCGTTCCAAACGAGTTCGAACGGCCTCTTACACTGTGGGCAGGTCACGTCACGTGCTCGCTCGGGAACGGCGTTCACCTGATCACCCTCACTGTCGGGATCTTCCCGATCACCGAGAGCCATTGGCCGTTCGGCGACGGTCCCACATGAACCCCATTCCAATACATCGGTGCGTACGGCTTGGCCGGCTCCGCCGCTCTTGGGATCGAGGGTGGCCAAGCCCTCGCAGCAGGGAATGGCGGAGCCGGACCAACTGGCGCTGGCACCCATGGAATCGCCGGCACCAGCATAAACGGCGGAACGCTTGCAGCGATGGACGGCACTGTGCTCGCGCTCTTCGTGTCACATTGAATCGCTGTCGCCGTCACGTTCCAGCACCGCGTGGACGCCTCGAGAGAGGAGGTGAGGAAGGAAGCCCCGAACGTCACTGCAACGAGGAAGCGGTTCATGACAGTATCCTCCCGTTCAACAAGTCCAGTGTCGCCAACTGCGACAAGGCGTCGGTGTCGTAGTCAGTTAGATCGACGTACTGCTCGCGTTCTTCGCGAGTGATGATGAACAACACGCCCGCTGCCCACGCGAGTGCGAGGATTACCACTTGGAGCTCCCTCCTGATAGACCCGATCGCCACTGCAAGAAGGTGGAGACGTCAGGGAAGCCCCCCAGCACCCTGACGGTCTCCGGGAACGACGGTGGAGGCGTTGCGCCATCGCGACCGTCATCAATGAGGGAGCCGGATGGTACCCTCAAAAGGCCATCGGGCCGCCGGACTGCCATTGGCCCGTGGTTAGTTTGGTGGTTCGTCAAAATGGAATATCCTCCGACGTGAAGCCGTTGCCGAAGGAGGTGATGGGGGCCGGCTTGATCTCCGGCGGAGCGTCCTTCTGCAGCAGCTCCGTGAATGTTCCGACGAAGACCTCGCACTTGTATGAAGCGCGGAGCGACGCCGCTGCCTTGTCGTTCGGGACGCAGAGAAGGGCGGGGTAGGCATACTGCGCTCGATACCCACTCTTGTGCTCGATGACCTTGCCCCATAGATGGACGGCACCGAATATCTGTGTGGAGTATCGGTTCCATCGGAGCTGTTGGGAAGTCATCTGCCGCATCATGGCGACAGGATCCTTGAACCCGTAGAATCCGCACGAGCAGCCTTTGACGGGAGCGACGTGGGTGTTGTAGCGGTGCCCACAGTTCGGGCACGTGCACGCAGTGTCACGCTCACCACGATACGACGTGCACTTCGCCTCCGCTCGCGCCCCGGGAGTCCACACAGCGTGGTCCTGGTTCGCGAGCGGACGGAGCTCGGTGAATGGATCAAGGCATTGCCAAGTCCGATACGCGAGCAGAGGTTCGAAGTAGTCAGGTATAACGAGTGGCTTGGGGGCCATTGTCCGGCTCTTGTCTCCTCTCTATCGACGAACGACTGCGTGGACGGGCTGCTCAACCGGCTTCTCCGGTGCGGCGGGCGATTCCATCGGCTGAGCCGCCGGTACCGGTTCTTGTCCCGGCACGGGCTGCGCGATTGGTTCCACGACGATCTCCCTGATTTCCTCATCGAGGTTCATGACTGTCTCCTTTCAGTATGTCTATTCTACATCGCCTTGCGAAGATTTCTCACCCGACGTCAGTGTGGCTGGATCCGAGTCATCGAGCACCGGATCCTCCACACCTTTGATCGCTGCATCGAGTTTGCCGAAGAGCGTGTCGAAGGCGACGTCGTCGTTAGGAGCCTGACGCACAACGGGGAGAGCGCTGCGTACGTCCTTCAGCGAAGCCAGCAGCTCTCGCCTCTTCGCGATGTACCTCTTCTGCGCAGCGCGTACGCGATCCGGGTTTTTCAGCCTCCATGCCTTCATGTACGCCGTCGTTCCGGAAGGAACCCCGAGAGACGAGGTGCGAGCCCGCCCTACGCCGCTCGCCGACTTCTTCGCGATCGAGACATTCGCGAGGGTCTCGTTGGTCCAGTCGCCGTCGGCCCAGTACGGGTACTCGATCAACTCGTCCCACTTCCGGAACTTCGCCTCCGCAAGGACAAGCAGCACAGGCATGCTCTTCCCGCCGTCCAGGACGACAAGTCGACTCTTCATAAACCGACTGCGCCCTCGCGTCAGCGGCATGAGGAACCCACCCTTCTGTAGGTCCATCACGTAGCCTGACGTCCTGAACACCACATCCGGCAACGCCTCCATCCCGTTCTCGTAGACACTCTCAAGAGGTGGTTCTGATGTCGTCCCGTCCATCGCTGCTCCTGCAATGCGTTTTGTGATCGCCTCGTCGGCGCCTAGCCTGTTCAGGTCCTCTGTCAAACCCATGATCCTCTATTATACATCGGAATGATTGTGATTTTCAACGTCAGTGTTCTCGACGTCATGATTGTCGATAACGAGAGACCGACGTTGAAGAACCTCAATGCTTTCAACGAGATCACCGTTCTCGCTCGATAACGATTCTGCCCCTTATACATATCCATAACCAGAGAGGGTCACTATCCATCTCTCACTCACCCTACGTCGCCAACCGCGATAAGACGTACCCCTCCCGCGGAGCGTGGAAAGATAACATCTCTCTCTCTATATTCAAGCTTTTTTCACTCTCCTATACTCTATATCTTCTTCCTACTTCTTTCCTCCTACGTCCCTCCTTCCTCCTACGTGTTTACAGATGTTCAAAAATGGGTGCGCTTGTGTGTGATAAGAGGACGGTATACATATTATAACAAGCGTCGGCGTCGTTATCGTGCGAGAACAGAGGAAGTCCTTTCGTTTCTTGAGGTTAGACAACATCGTTCGCGAGTTCTCGATGCTGAGAGAGCCGTGGGAACACTGTCCTTGACGTCAAGCGTCGCGGGCCGTCCGCATGAGCAGAGCGAAGTCCTCCCACGTCAAGGAGTTGTTGAGGAACCGGATGCCGACTTTCACCGGAACGATGCGCACGCAGCGATCATCGTAGCCGGAGATCATGACGTCCATCCGTTGACCATGGAGCTGGACGTCGTAGCGCCGGCCAAGAAGCTCGGCGCGGCGCTCGTAGAGGGAAAGAACTTCGACTGGACGCGGAGGTTGGATCATCTCTTACTCCTCTCCGAAGACTGACGGGTGGATGTACGATTTCAAAGCCACGCTCGCAGTGTTCCCGAGCTTCGCACCGACTTCGGTGCCAACTGCCTTCCGGAGTTTCTTCAGCGTCGTCGCTTCCGCAACGAGGCGAGCGACGAGCGCCGCTGCGAGGACGTTCGCGTACCACGTGCGCAGGTCGTGCACCTTGATCTTCACTCCGGCGATGCTGCGGAGGTACTTCAGGGTGTCGTTCGCTTCGTGGTTGAAGAGCGTCATGCTCCCCGCCTTACGCTGCGATCGGATCCACGTCGCGAGGATCGGATCCGTCAACGAGTGCGCCTGCGCGACTCCCTTCTTCCCGGGGAAGGTGAGGAGGATCTCGTCGCCCTTCAGGACGACATGCTCCATGCGGAGCGAGGACGCGCCGTAGGCTTCCTTCTTGCCCTGCATCTTGCCACCGTTGCGGAGCCCCGTCTGCAGGATCAACCGGATCGTCATCGCTTCGCCGATGCCGGACTTGCTGTCCTTCTCGACGCGCTCGGCGATGTCATCGATCCGCTTCGTCACCTTGCGGACGCGCGCCCACTTTTCGTTCACCTGCCGACGGACATAGTCGACGGAGTAGAAGTAGGCAGTCTTCCCGGAGGGGCATACCGCAGTCGCCTGCAGGTCCACTTTCGGATCGACCGCTATTAGAACGTTCGTATACGCGGGTGGGATCGCTCGAGCCTTACGCTCGGCAGCGGTCGCACTCCGCATCGCTCCTCGTGTTGCTTTCATGACCTTATTATCCCACAGCACAAGGGCAATGGCAACGACGTGCGACCGAAATCGATTCCACGCCATCGATCGAAAGAACGAATGCGAAGCGCTTTTCCCGTGCCATCGCGTTCACACTATAGGGGGGAGGGTGAGTGTCGGACTCGCATAGCGTATTTCGCACGTAGCTGCGATCTAACGCATTCTTTTTCGCTGCGTAGTAACCCTCGCAGGCGCGCGCGATCTCGCGTTAAATCGCATCGTAGAGAGAATGCGGTTTTCGTTCAATGATTTGCGCCGTTTCGCACGAACTTGTGCCGTCGAACGTCGACTGGGAATCTTTCCCGGTGCCTGTGGCAACATTGCCCTACCCAGGATTCCTAACTCCCCATTTAGAAACACGGACGTCCAACCGGCGCAGCCCGGGTAGACGATTCTCGTCCGCGCTTTTCCGCCCCCCGTTATATATACGACAAAGCGCTTCGCCCATGGTCGTCTTTGTCCCCTAAAAATAATTCGCGACGCGTGCGCTTTTCGCGTGCCCGGCTTTAGCGCCTGTGATACAATGTACATATTGAGAGCGACCGCATACCGCGGTCCAAGAGGAGAAGAGAAAATGACCAGCAACCAAATCGCCAAGATCGAAACCGCCGCGAAGATCCTCGTCGACCGCCGTGAGAAGTACGTTCGCGTCCTCGAAGCCGTTCCGGCGCCGAAGGCCGAACCCGTCGACTTCCCGTACGCGTCGATCGAAGCCGCGGCCCGCGACGGCTTCCTCCTGATCGGTGGCCCCGAAGTCGCGTTCGGCTTCCTCGCCAAGGGCTACAAGACGGTCGCATGGCGTCAGCGCGCCGACAAGAACCGTTCGGTCCGCGACGAGCTCGCCGGCCTGAACGACACCACCGAAGCGAAGTAGCTTCGTCGCCTTCGCGCACCGACTAGCCCGCATCGCGCGGGCTTTCGGTGTCAGAGGAGCACGTCATGGACATCACAATGGTTTGCATCGATCCGTCAGTCAACGCCCGCAAGTTCTGGAAAGCGCACGTCCTCGGAAGCACGGTCCACTGCTCGTGGGGCCGCATCGGCAAAACCGAAGTTCAGCAGTCGTTCCGGTTCGACGGTGACGTCCGTGCGGCCGTGAAGTACTTCCACAAGAAGGTGAACGAGAAGTACGGTAAAGGCTACGAGCGCATCTGAGTTCACGTCCGGGTGCATCGCTCGCGGCTCTGTGATACAATACTCGTAGAGGAGATCGAAATGACGAAGACAATGAACTCACGCTTCCCGGGTACGTGCACCAAGTGCAAAGCGTCGTTCCCCGCAGGCACCCCGATCATCTGGACGTCAGGCGTTGGAGCGCGCCACGCTCTTCCAACGGCTTGCGTCGCGGTTCCCGTCACTCCCACGAAACCGGTTCACGCGGACGTCAGCGGGATCACTTCTTTCATCGCGCGCGCAGCGAGGAGGTTGAAAGCCCCGAAAGCGCGCTTCCTCGGTCCTGACGGCCGCAGCGAGCTGCGCATCTCCATCGCCGGCACACGCAGTCGCGTTCCCGGTGCAACCGTCATCGTCCTCGCCGAGCAGTTCCTCGGCTACGTGCACAACGGGATCGTCCTCGGCTCCCTCCAAGGCCGCGCTGACGTCCTCGCGACACTCGCGGCGATCGCTGCCGATCCCGCGAAGGCTGCGAAAGAATACGGCGCACTCATGTGCCGCTGCTCTTTCTGCAATCTCCCTCTCACGGACGCGGGCAGCGTTGAAGTCGGCTACGGCCCGATCTGCGCCGGCAACTACGATCTGCCCTGGGGACGTCAAGGCGTTCCGGAGCTCACGGCTCTTCCCGTCCTCTCGCCCGCAGACGAACTCCCTGACCACGATCCCGACGAATGGGAAATCGACGCCATGATCGCAGAGCGCGAGGGGGAAAAGTGAACACCGTCCTTCGCATCGGCTCTTGGTACATCGTCACGGACGGGGCCGACCGAACAGTCGGCTCCTTCCGGAGCCTCTGGGAAACGCTCCTCGAATTCCCGGACGCCCGTTTGAAATTACCCGATGGCGAAGATACTATCTTCACATCGGATCCGGTTTCCGAAGAAGAACCTTTCGACGTCGAGTGCATCACATCGTAGACTGTCAGAGAATACATACAAGGAGAAAGCACAGATGGATAACACGATCGCATTCCCGTACGCTTCTTTCGAACAAGGTTCGAAGGACGCCTTCAAGAAGATCGGTGGTCCCGAGGGAGCCTTCACCCTGATGGCTCGGGGACACAAGGCCACCGCGTGGCGGAAGTCCGCGAACAAGTCCCGTCGCGAGCGCGAGAAGAGAGCGATGGCCCTCCTGCGCGAGCACGAAGCGAAGCAGGCGAAGACGACGAAGGCGTCGCCGCCCGCCGCACAGCCGTCCGCGTCGTAGTTCTTCGAGCGCAGCTCAGGCCGGCGAGTACTCCTCCTCGCCGGCTTTTCTTTTCCTGCACAGCATGACGTCCTCCTCGACGCCGGGCCACCCCCCTTTTGATAGTGACGGCCGCGCGCACTACCTGTCCTACCCACGGGAGAGGTTTTCAGGCAGTCCTTGAACTTCAAAGAATCGACACCAATGCCCGTTGTCTTGCCCGAGGCGTCCGGGATATAATTATCACAGTGAAGATCCCGAATGGTTGATGCCGTGAGAGTAGCGGCGGAGTCGCGGGCGGAGGATTGTCGAACGACGGCCAGGGCGAATGCCCGTGCGTCGTTCGCCTACTTCCTGAAGGCCGTGTTGAAGGTCCCTGCCGACCCGAAGATGTGTGCGCTGCTTCAGGAGCTCGGGCAGCTGCCCAGAGGTGGACGGCTGACCCTTGTGATGCCGCCGAAGGCGTTCACGATCACTCATGCGCAGGGCTTCCTCCTCTGGCTCCGCGCTCAGCAGACCGTCTTCAGCCACGACGCCACGCGTCTCACCTTCGCGGGTCAAGGTGAAGGAATGAAAACCGAGACCTTCTCCTGGCTCTTCCCGGAGGCGGGACCGGTCGTACGACACGCCCCGTCCGTCTCTGTAACGACCTCGCCGAATGAACCGATCGCGGCGACGATCTTCTCCCTTCACGTGGAGCGTATGTGATGGCGGAAGACGATCTCGCCCCGCCCATCTCTGTGACGGCCACTCGAACGTACCGAAGAGCCCGAGGGTCCCGGGTCCCGAACGAAGCCCGGGACTTTTCGGCTGGCATCTTGCGGAGCGAAGAGTATAAGCTGTCTGTCAAGACCCGAGCGAAGAACGGAACGCTTCCCCCAGCCGTCGAACAGTTGCTCTGGCACTACGCCTACGGCAAGCCCGTTGACCGTTTGGAAATCTCGAGGCCCGATGAAGCCGAGCTCGCAGGACTCCCGTACGACGAACTCGCCGCGGAAGCGGAGCTGCTGGCGCAGGCGTTGCGTGAGACAGACGCACAGGAAAAGGCGAACGCCCCAGACGTCAACCTGGAAACGGCGAAGCCGATAGGGAGCGTGCAATGACGATTCCTCTCGACGTCACACGCGAGCTGTCCCCGGAGGAGGTCGCCGAGCGCGAACTTCTCGTGGAGGAGACGGTTCGAGTGACGAGGGAGGAAGCCGCGACACGTCTTGCAGCGGTGAGCAGAGAGTTACGACGTAGAGTATACACCACAAAGCCTGCGTTGTGGGCCGAGGAACGACTTCGTGACCATCTCTGGTCGCGGCAACGCGAGATCATGGAGGCGGTGCAGAAGTACCGCCGCGTTGCCGTGGCGTCGTGTCATGAAATTGGCAAATCCTACATCGCCGCCGAGATCACTGGGTGGTGGTTGGACATCTGGCCGACCGGCGAAGCCTTCGTTGTGACGTCGGCACCCTCCGCTCCGCAGGTCCGGACAATCCTCTGGCGCGAGATCGGACGTGTTCACGCACGAGGAGAGCTCCGTGGCCGCGTCAACCAGGTCGAATGGTTGATGAAGGGCATCGACGGGAATGAAGAGCAGGTCGCCGTCGGTCGAAAGCCTGACGACTACTCCCCGACGGCCTTCCAAGGCATCCACGCAAGGCGCGTACTCGTGCTCTTCGACGAAGCATGCGGCATGCCCATTCCTCTCTGGGAAGCCGGCGACTCACTCATCGCGAATGACGACGGGAAGTTCCTCGCCATAGGCAACCCCGACGACCCGACGTCGCACTTCGCCGACATCTGCAAGCCGGGCAGCGGCTGGCACGTCATTCACATCTCCGCCTTCGACTCCCCGAACTTCACGGGTGAACCCTGCCCCGAGTGGATCGCGAAGCAACTGATCGGCAAGATCTACGTCGAAGAAAAGCGGCGGAAGTGGGCACCGAACTGGAAGTGGAATGCCGAAGGCACATGCGTCGAACCTCCTCCCGGCGATCCCGACGGCGAAAAGGCCAACCCCCTCTGGATCTCGAAGATCCTTGGTCGCTTCCCTGACCTCCCCGAGAGCGGCGGGTTGATTCCAATCCACTGGATCAAGGCGGCGCAGAACCGTGAGCTGTCCGTCGCTGAAAGCGTCCCGGGCGAACTCGGAGTCGACGTCGGTGCTGGCGGCGACTCCTCCACGATCGCTCACAACAAGGGTGGACGCGTCCGGATCATCCATGAAGACCGCAACCCGGACACCATGCAGACTTGCGGGAACGTCATTGCGAAGCTCAAGGAGACGAAGTCCGAGAAAGCCAAGGTCGACTCCATTGGTATTGGCAAGGGCGTTTGTGATCGTGCCGCCGAACTTAAGCAACCAGTCTTCCCAGTGAACGTCGGGGAAGCCTCGGACGACCCGGAAGCCTATCTCAATCTCCGTGCCCAGCGCTACTGGGAGCTCCGTGAGAAGTTCGAACGTGGTGAAATCGACCTCGATCCTCTGGACGACGACCTCGCCGCCGAACTCGTGGAGCTCCGGTACAAGCGCACGTCGAAAGGCCAGATCCAGATCGAGTCCAAGGACGAGATGAAGCGGCGCGGCGTCCCATCTCCGAACAAAGCGGAAGCCGTCATGCTCTCGATCGCTCCTGTGCGGTTAACGGGAGGCCCAATGGCCATATACGAATCTGCCTGGGGTGCATGAAGGATCGCGTATGCCCGTAAACACTCCCTGCAGCGACTACAAAGCGTACTCCTCCAAGTGGCAGAGGCTACGGGACTGTGACGGGGGCAAGGACACCGTCCTCGCTGCGGGCGCGGCGTACTGTCCGGATTTGCCGGGAGCAGATGGTGGAGCGAACGCGGCGTATCGGCTACGCGGGAACTATTACAACGCGACGAAGCGGACCGTCAACGGGATGGTCGGGTCGCTTTTCCGTCTTGCGCCCGATGTGAAGACGGCAGCGGCGGTGAAGCCGTACCTGGATGACATTTCCAACTCCGACGTCACGTTCGAGACGTTCTCGAATCAGGTCGGGCGGGAGGTCGTCCTCCTGAACCGCTGTGGCGTCCTCATTGATCTCCCCGCCACCCCGGTTGGAGTGCCGCCGGCACGCCCGTACTGTGTATTCTACACCGCCGAAGACATCATCAACTGGCAGACGTACTCGAAGGACGGTGACAAGCTCCTCCGGATGCTCGTGCTTCGCGAGATCGAAACGATCATCGACCCGAACGACAAGTTCCAGTGGGTGACACGCAACCGCTTCCGCGTCATCGAACTCATCGACGGGGCGTGCACGCAGACAATCTACACGATGAACGACAAGAAGGAGTACGTTCCGGGAGCAACCGTCACCGTCTCTCGCCGTGGCACACCTCTCGACTACATCCCCTTCGTCATGATCCCGGGGCTTGACCTCGAAGACCCGTCGCTCCTCGATCTTGCCGACGTCAACCTCGCTCACTGGCGGAACTCCGTCGATCATGAGCACGGCCTCCACCTCGTTGCTCTCCCCACTCCCTGGGTCGCAGGGCTCAAGTCTGTCCCCGCCGACGGCAAGGTCAAAATGGGCCCTGCCACCGTCTGGGACATCGACGTGCAAGGCAAAGCCGGCATGCTCGAGTTCACTGGGGAAGGCCTCGGCTCGCTCGTCACTGCAATGGACGAGAAGAAGAAGCAGATGGCGACGCTCGGTGCGCGTCTTCTCGAGGACCAGGCGCAGGCGGATGAGACCGCCACCGCCGTCCGCGCTCGTCATGCAGGCGAACACTCCACCCTCCAGAGCATGGCGCAAGCACTTGAACTCGGTCTCAAGCGAGTTCTGCAAATCGTCACCTGGTGGGTCGGGGTTGACGCAAAACCCTCTGACGTCTCCTCCGTGTCCGTCGAAATCAACAAGGAGTTCCTCGTCATCAAGGCGTCTTCCACAGACGTCAAGGCTGCGTTGGAAGCTCTCCAAGACGAGCGCATCTCCTTCGAGACGTGGTATGACTTCCTCCGCCGTGGTGGTTGGACTCGCGAGAACGTTTCCGCTGACGAAGAGCTCGCCGCCATCGAAAAAGACATGAAGCTTCGTGAGGAACGCGAGCCGGAACCCGCCGTCGTTCCTCCTACGCCTCCTCCCGGGAAGAAAGTTCGCACCGTGAAGGACGCGGCAGGCAACATCAAGTATCAGATTGAGGACGAAGACGTCCCGGTGGCTGCAGCATGATCGCCCAAGCCGTTCCCACCGCGTTCAAGGTCTCCATCGCTGAGGGGATGGCGAAGGACATCTTCCGCATGGCGTTGTTCACGGTCGGTGCCGAGCTCAACGCAGCGACTCCCGGCTACACGACGCGTGGTGAGGTCGTTGCAAAAGGCTACTCCGCAGGAGGTCAGGCCCTGAAGGGCTTCAAAATCCTGCGTCCAACTGAACGCACTGTCGCAATCACCTGGGACTCTCCCGTCCTCTGGCCCGACAGTGTGATAACAGCGCGAGGAGCGTTGATCTACAACGCGTCGCGAGGTAACTCCGCCGTCGTCGTCCTCGACTTCGGCAAGGACATCACGAGCACGGACCACGAATTCGAAGTCGGACTCTCCGAATTCGGGGTCGTTGGCTTTTAACGGGGCGAGGAACAATGGAACCACCGGCGATCGTAGCGGAGTTGAAAATCACGTTGAATGCCGCCGGGCAAGTTGTTGCCACTGGCTGCATCGACAATATCATGATGGTCCACGGGCTCTGCGAGCTCGCGAAGGACATCGCTCGGGAGCGGTCGCAGGCGCAGAAAAAGCAGATCGTCGAAGCGGACGGGCTGACAACGCTTCAGTTCGGCAGAAGGGGATAAAGTGGCATGGCCGTTTTCATCAGTCGGAGCGCCGAACCTAGACACAGGTCCAGGAGTCGACGTCCCTCTGGTCTCAACGGCCGTGACCGCGAATCAGGCGTGGTTGACCGGGGCGCACTTTTCGAACACTCACGCGACGAATCACATCGTTGTGACTGTGACGAACACAGCGGGCGCCGTACTCAACAAGTTCAAGGTGCCGCCGGGCGGAGAGCTTCCGTATGAATGGGCATTTCGCCCCGCGCTCGGCGTCAAGTGGGTCGCATCGGCAGTTGGCCTAAAAGGTCATATTTGGGGGTACGAGTAATGAAGATTCTTTTCGCAGTGGTGCTGGCGTTCGTCATCGCGACTCCGGCGTCGTCTATGAGCGACGTGCAGTATCGAAGGGCGCGTGCAGTCGAACAAGTGGTGAACGGGCTGCAAATGCTCTCGGACAAGTCCGGGTTCTCCGAGACGCAGAAGGTGCAAGTCGCGTCGATCGAGAGCGCGCTGTTCACACTGTTCTATGACGTGATCGCCGACGTGGTCACGGATGTCGAGAACGGAAGTACGACGATCGAGGAGTACGAAAAGGTCCGTGCTCTGCGACGCGCTTTGTCAATTGTCGTGCTGACCGCTGACATCAGTGGCTTTACGGAGTCGCAAGTCGCGACGATGACGGAACTCCGCGCGCAGTCGCTCGCCGTCGTCCGGGAAATCAGATCCCAGATCGTGGTTGAGTAGGAGGGCGCCATGAAGAAGGGCGGAAAGAAGTCCGGCGGAAAGAAGAAGGGTGGTCGCTACTACGCGACCGCTTTCCTCCTGCTTGTGCTCTTGGCGCCACCGGCGTATGCTCAGACGACTGTTGCACAAGGGCCTCCAGGCGAGTCGACCGAGCCGTGGTTCGTGACCGGGAGCTTCGTTTTCGGGGCTCCCCAGCATGTGATCTGTGATTCTGGTTGCACGCCGGGTGGGTCGTTCCTTGACAACGCGACGTTCACAGTGGGCACGACTGCCGTCCAACCGATCGCAGGTGTCCGCCTCGACGCGCCTGCGGATGTAGTGGATGGGAACGCGGCAGCGGCGCGCATTACGCCGAAGCGCGGAGTGCACGTTAATCTACGAAGCAACAACGGGACCGAACTATTTCCTGCACCAAGCGCACTCTCAGACGCCTTTGCCAACCCGACGACGGTACCGGTTGGTGGGTTCACCATGGTGTGGAGCGGCGCTCAGTGGTTTCGATGGGATGGAAGTGTTTCCTGTTTCACAGGATGCAGCGATGCCACCATTGATGGCGGAGCTTTTACAGCTGGGTCATCGGCGATCGTCATAGCAGGTGCGGTTGTTGACGACGTCGCAACAAACCAAGTGAATGAGGACAGTAAGGGTGCATTCAGGATGACGCCCGATCGCATCCTCTATAATAAACCAATCAGTGGCCCGGCGACGGCCACGGCTTCTGACACACTCAACGTGCTGGACGAAGCTGTTACGGTATCGCTCGAGGGTTTCGCCGGAGCCGGGTTCACGCTCAATCCGTCTGCCTTTGTCGGAACACTTTTTCTCGAGCAGACGCCTAATGGCACCGACTGGTATAACACAGTCGCGTGGGATTCGTCGACCGGTGCGGGATGGACTGCGCTCATTATCAATCCGGCTATCAGTGGTGCTTCATTCGCGGCTTACATAGGAGGTTACGAGAAGCAGTATCGTGTACGTGTTCAAGCCTACACGAGTGGTTCCGTTGACGTCACTTTGAATGCGTCCACTTTGCAGTCGGCCCATGATGCAACCAATTCTGCGGAGGGAGGGGCGCCATTTGCATTAGCTACGGTTGCCGGCTTAGATGAGTTCGGGGCCGTGCGAACAACTCAACTCAGGAACGCACCACCTGCTGCTGGCGATTATGGAGTAGTTGTTCGAACTGCTCCAAACTCAGTGATCGAGAGTATCACTCAACAAGTCGCCGTCACGAGTAGTGCTGGTTCTAATTCACTGAGCGTTCAAGGCTCTGCTGCTGACGGTACAGCTGTAGATGGTAGGCCAGTGCGTATCGCCGGGAAGGACGGAAGCGGCAATACACAAGACGTCGTTACCGACGCGGCTGGTGAGCTGCAGATAGACGTGCTTACGCTTCCTGCAGTGACTGGAACCGTCACCGCTAATGCGGGCACCAATCTCAACACAAGTGCCTTAGCCCTGTCGGCCCCTCAGACTGACGGAACACAGAAAACACAGATCGTCGATTCGGGTGGTGCTGTTGTTAACGCAACGGGCACATCCCTCGACGTGAATTGCACAGGCGGTTGTGGTGGTGCGGCCACCTTCGCAGACAATTCCGCCTTCACGTTTGGCACGACACCAATAGGAAACATCGGAGCGGTCGTCGATGACGCAGCACCGAACGCCGTTGCCGAGAACAGTGCAGGCACTCCGCGCATGTCGGCCAATCGGAACTTATACGGAACGATTCGCGACGCGGCGGGAAATGAGCGCGGTGCGAACGTGACTGCTGGAAATGCGCTAATGGTCGACGGGTCGGCGGTGACGCAGCCTGTCTCCATCGCGGCCGCCGTACCCGTGACGGACAACGGGGGCTCGCTGACCGTCGATGCGCCTGTCGGCACGCCGGTCTTCGTGCGTCTCTCGGATGGACTGGCGGCGATTGCGACGTTGCCCGTCTCCCTGGCGACCCTGCCCGCGCTCGTCGCGGGCACGGCGAATATCGGGGACGTCGACGTGCTCACCTTCCCTGATAATGAACCGTTTAATATCGCGCAGATGAACGGCGTCGCGGTGACAATGGGGAATGGTCCCTCGGGGACCGGTGTGCAGCGAGTCACCCTTGCGAACGACTCGACAGGAGTGGTCGCCCTGACCGGGACGCTACCTGCCTTTGGCGCGACGCCGACCATGAACGTCGGCACGTTTCCGGATAACGAGCCGATCAACGTCGCGCAGATTAACGGAGTCACGCCACTGATGGGCGTCGGTGCGTCTGGCACTGGAGCACAGCGAGTTGCGGCACTGATCCACGACGGAACGGATACCGCACTAGTATCGGCAGCAGGAAATCTTCAAGTCGATTGTGTTGTAGGCTGCGCGGCAGCAGCGACGGCGAACACAGCTACGATCAACTCGTCCGAGAGTGTCGCGGCTCCGACTGCCGCCGTCTGGTACATCAAACGGCAGTGGGCACTCCCGGCATCGGCAGTTGCTGTTCCTACTCGTGCATGGGCCGCAGTCACGACAGCCGCCAGTCGCACGATGATTGGCATCATCAATAGCCTCGGCACGCTGAACGTCGGCACGAATGCCTTCGCGGCGACGAACTCAGTAGCGTCCCCGCGCTTCTACGGTCGACTCATCGGTTGTGTTACTACTGTGTTCTCGGCGACAGCGGACACCATCACGCCGACCTACACGGATGAACTTGGAAACAGCCAGGCGACTGTCGGCGTTGTGTTTGCATCCGCTACTCCAGTTGGAAACTGCTACGAGTTCCCACTCGCGACGGCGGCAGGACCTACGGCTGACTCCGGTGTGCGTGCTGTCACGGCGGCGACAGACAGCGCGGCGACGACTGGTGTGGTGACATTCTACGGGTTCACGCCGCTGCTCGACTCACTCGGACCTGCGGCTGTGCTCGACCAGACGACGTTCTACGACGCAGGACAGCTGTCTTCAACGGAGCAGATAGTTATCTTGCTGATGCAAGCCGCAACCACCGCACAGCAACGTAGTGCAGGCATTACAATGTCTATTCGGTAAGGAGACTCACATGTCCATTCTCTTACTGCTCGCGCTCATCTTCGTGATCCTCAACGCCGTCGGCAAGCTGCCGTGCTGGCCGGCGGTACTCGTGGTCATTCTAATGCTCGCAGGCAGCAACCTCGGATACCTGAAGTAGACCGATGAAGGTATCCGTCCAGGTCACGTACTTCTACGCCACCGGAACGGCGCCTGTTGTCGTCGATGACGACTTCTCGCGTCGCTTCGTGCGCAGACGTATCCCTGGTGCGATTCTCACGACGCCCACTCAAGGTGACTGGCTACGTCCGTTCTCAGTCGTCGCTCGAGCAAAAGCAAGCATCGGCACGACGACGGCGAACCTGACACTGACTGTCAACGCCGTCTCTGTTCGGGGACGTTCGATTGCGGCGGCCACGGTTCTGTCCCTCGAACTCTTCATCGGACGTGCGACGGTTCGAGCGCGGGCGCGCGTAGCGACGAGCCTTCTCTCGTTTGAGGTTCTCTCCACCGTTGTGACGGGGCGCGCAGCGGGTGCGGTCGGGGCAGCTCCCATCTTGATGCACACGTCACTCATGCGAGTGCGCGCTGTGGGTCGAGTGAATGAACAACGTCTAGCAGACGAAGAGCTGCTCGATCTGCTAGTGCTTCTCGACGCAGCATAGGAAGGGTTACAGGCATGGCACTATCTCCCGTAGTTGACACGCTCGACAGCCTTGCGGCTGACATACGACCGCACTACGAAGCGAAGGATGGGAAGTTCCATCTCACGCTGACGGCGGCGCCAATCGGCTTTGTGCCGAAAGCGGATCTCGAGGCCTCCAACGCGAAGGTCGTGGAGTTCCGGGACAACAACATCAAGCATCTCCAGGAGCTCGGGGAGTTGCGTCCACTGAAAGTCAAGCTCGATGGAGTTGACATCGACGCAGCGAAGGCAGCTCTCACGAAGGTGAAGGACTTGGAGAACAAGGGCATCACGAAGCCGGACGACATCGCGGCGCAGATCAAGGCGTCGGTGGAAGCTGCTCTCGCTCCGGTCCAAGCCGAGCTCAAGAGCTTCCAGGACAAAGCGGCCGACGCCGACAAGCGCGCGAATGATGCCGTCAAGCGGTCAGCCATCGGCGAGAAGTTTGCGGCGGCAGGCGGCGAACCGACCGCCCTCGACTTCATCCTCAGCAAGTCGGCGGGGAAGTTCGTCATCGAGGGAGGCGTTCTCCGTGCTGCGCAGAACGTCTTCTCCACAGACAAACCAGGCGAGCCTCTTTCGGTGGAAGAGTGGCTCACACAGCAGACGAAGGAATCACCCTTCGCATTCAAGCTCTCGACCGGCGGCGGCGCCGAGACCGGTCCGAAGGGAACAATCGTTCGTCCAGCGGGTCAGAACGTTATCAAAGACCCGACGCCTCAGCAACTGGGCGATCCGAAGAACGCGAAGGCAGTTCGGGAAGGCACGTTGCGGTACGAGTACACGTCGTAGCATCGACACAAAGGTAGGGGAAGGGGTCTTCGGCGAGGCCCCCTTCCCGACCGCACTTCGGTGAAGTAGCGAGTCCAGCTCCGGTGGGGCTGCTGGGAATTAAACACTCTTTCTCAGGAGTCTGACAACATGGCTGGAGCAATGGTTACGACCGCCCTGCTCGGCACAACGGTTTCAATGGGCCTCGACGCACTGCGTCAGCGCCTCGCGCTCGCGTTGATCGCGAACCGTTCGTACGAGCAGGAGATCACGTCGCAGAAGCGTTTTGCGACGGTCAACATCGCCATTCCATCGGCGATCACCGCACGAGACGTCGTTCCCGACGTTGTGCCGCCGGCGGTTCCGGCGATCACCCCGACTTCCATCGCGCTCACGTTGTCGCAGTGGAAGGAAGCCCCGTTCGCAATGGACGACAAGGGCTTGATCCAGGTCAACGCGGGAATCCTCCCCGCGCAGGCGAGCGAAGGTATCAAAGCCGTCGCGAACGCCATCGAGACCTTCCTCTGGACGCTGCACGTGAAGTCCTACGGCTACGCTGGCGTTGCCGGCACCACGCCGTTCGCGACGGATCTGTCCGCGTACCTCGATGCACGCCGCATCGCCAACAACCAGTTGATGGACATGGATCCGCGGTTCATGATCATCAACACCGACGCTGAAGCGTCCGCACTTGGTCTGCGCGCGTTCCAGGACGCGAGCTTCCGTGGCGACACGATGGGCATCACCAAGGGCATCATCGGTGAGAAGCTGGGCGCCCTCTGGCTGATGTCACAGCTCACCGCTTCGCACACCGCCGGCACGTACGCTGGCACCGGCACGCCGTACGAAGTCAACAACGGTGCGGGCTACCCGATCGGCACGAAGACCATCACGGTTGACGGTGGCGCACTCGGCACGATGACCGAGGGCGACATCATCAAGTTCAAGGGTCTCGCCGGCGTCACCGGTCATGCGCAGACGTACACTGTCGTCTCGACCGTTGGTGGCGCGACCATCACCTCGATCACGTTCGAACCCGGCCTCGTCGCGGCTGTGGTGGACAACGAGGACATCGAAGCGAAGACCACGCACGTGCTCAACTCGCTGATCCACCGCGACGCGATCGCGTTCGCCATGGCGCCTCTCCTCGAGACGCTGATGGTTCCCGGCACGCTGCAGGCGGTTGCGATCGACGAGATCAGCGGCCTCTCGCTGCGCCTCGAAGTATCGCGTCAGCACAAGCAGACGCAGTGGTCGTGGGATGCTCTGTACGGTGGCGCGGTGCCCCGTCCGGAGTTCTGGGTTCGGTTGGCTGGTTAACCTGCGTGACGGGACGGGAGCGATTCCGTCCTTCACCAATTCAAGGAGAACAGCCAAATGGATTCAAGACTCTACCCACAGGGTAAAGGTGCGGCATCCGAACGCTACATCAATGATGTCCTCGTGCAGTTCGGGATGGCCAGGGAGCTACGACAGCGCGTTGCTGCAGCAGCCCTGACCACCACCGGCGGTCTCTTCACCGAGCTCCCGGCGCTGCCGGGCGTCAGGTGGCGCCTGCTCGACTTCATCATGATCGCGATCGGCGGCAACGCCACCACTTCCACCTCCATCAACATCTACGGGACCCGCGCTGCGGCTGTCGTGGAGTTGGCGGTCGTGGCCGTGGCAGCACTCACACGCAGCGCCGTGGTACGAGGCGGCGCTGCGAACGCGGTGGTCCTTGCGGACGGTGCTTCCTTCACTCAGCTGGACGCGAACACGCCAGTCGGGTACAAGGCACCAGGCGCAACGCTCACCGTGGCGACGCACATCGACTTCATCATCAAATACGTCGCTGACCCGGCGTAAGGAGAAGGTCGATGCCCGTTACACCAATCGACGCGACACCTGGTTCGGCGGTTGCTAACGCGTACGTGACATTAGCAGTCGCTGACCAGTACCACTTGGACCGACCCGCTGTCGGAGCTACGTGGGCGGACGCTTCGTCTGACTCGAAGACGGCGGCGATCCTCTGGGCTACCAAGCTCTTGGACTCGCCGTCGAACTGGATCTGGTCTGAAGGGTATCCCACCACTCCGACGCAAGCGTTGCTCTGGCCTCGTGCCGGCGTGATCAAGCGGAATGGTTGGGAGTACGTGCCCGACAGTGCGGTTCCGATCGAAGTCCAGCATGCGACCGCTGAGTACGCGCGTCAGCTCCTCGTCAGTGACATGGCGGGGAATTCAGACGTAGAAACGCAGGGGATCAAGCAAATCACGGCGGACGTGGTGACACTCATCTTCAAGGATGGTGTGAAGCCTAAGCCCGTTCCTGATACTGTGGTCTACCTGATTCCAACTCACTGGGGCTATCCGGCAGGGCGTGCACCGCTTGTGCCGGTGAGGACGTGATGATTTTCACACGTGCTGAAAGGACCACGAATGTCACAATCAACAACGCCGCGATTGAAATCATCGCCGGCGCCAAGGGTTGTTTCCTTCGTGCGTTGTCTCTGACCCTCAACGCGGCCACGGCGTCAGTGTTCGGAATCGGGAGACCAGCAGCTGCTGGAATCACTCCGACGACACCAGTGCCGTTTCACTCGCAGGGGAAGCCGGGAGATGTCTCTGTCGCCAGGTACGCTCTGGCGTGGGGCACTTCTCCCACTGCTCCTGCTGTGTATCATGGGCGCGTCAGCCTTCCTGCGACAATCGGTGCAGGATGGACGTGGCCACCCAACAGTAACCAGTTGCAGAAGATTTGGATTCCGCCGCTGGAGACTCTCGTCCTGTTCAACATCACGGGGACCAGCGCGGCTGACGTTGTGATGGAAATCGAGGAGTAGTAATCATGGGCTTGCTTGACACAGTACGGAGCGGCGTCGCGACGGCGAAGGCCTTGACGGCTGATCTGCAACCCATGGCTGTGCACCGACGCTTCCTCGCGCAGTCAGGATCAGGAGGTGGGTCGTACGAATCGACTCCACACCCGGCTCTGATCAAGAAGAAGCAGAAGCAGGTGAGGACGCTGACGGGCACGCTCGCCGTGAGCAGCGCATCTGTTGTCTTCCTCGATCCCGAAGTCGTCGTGAACGTTCAGGATCGGATTCGTCTTCCGGAGGACGCGCAGGATTCGTCCGGCCGTCCAATCCTGGCAATGGAAGGGTTCGTCGATCGCGTGACCGGCCTACCCATTCTCACAAAGGTGTACCTCGGATGATGAGTTTCTCAGCGTGGAGCGGCGTGGCGAAGGTGATGAGCCAACTCGCCAAGATCCAGAAGAATGCGCCCGACGAATTCGGGAACGCACTCATCGGGGTTGCGGAGGAAGTGGTTGACCAGAACATCATCCCAGCGACGCCAATCCTCTCTGGGGATCTGAGGAACGACATTCGCGTACTCGGGTTCTTCCGACGGGGTCGTGTCATCGCAGTGAAGATCGCTGCGGGCAACACTCCGCCCGTCGATGAGTACGCGGCGATCGTTCACGAGGACCTCGAGCTGAACCATCCAGTGGGTGGGGCGAAGTACATCGAACGTCCGTTGAAGGCGGTTGCGCCACAGCTGCCGGCGAGGATCGCCAAACGGATCAACCTGAACAAAGCGAAGGATGCGTAAGGCATGTTAGACGACCTCGTCTGGTTGATCGAGCGAGCCGGTCTTGGGACATACGGCACCGACCTCTTCAAGGGGACGTTGGCGACTGTTCAGATTGTCGGTGCGGGCCCGTTCATCACCCTCATTGCGACAGGCGGTGCGGCTCCGGAGGGGACGCACAACATGATCCATCTGCCCGCATACGTTCATCCTTCTGCCCAGATCGTCGTGCGAGCGGAGCTCTACGACGTGGCAGAGACTCGTGTAAAGGCTTTATACGAGCTCCTCTATCCCATCAGGAACCAGATGGTGAATGGAACTTGGTGGCGGTCGGTGACGTACATCCAGAGCGAACCTCTCGATCTGGGTCGTGACGACAACGGCCGTGTTAGACTCTCGTTCAATATCGACGTCGCGAAACGTTACTCTCCCGCTACGAGTGGGACACTGTAAAGGAGAACAAGTAGATGGCAACGACTCTCACGTCCAGCGTTCAGCTCATGCTGCGGGCGCTGTTCGCAAATCCCGCAATCGGTGTCGCGATCTCACAGGCGACGATTGATCGATCGACGGTCATTTCGCTCGCTGACGGGTTCGGGGCAAACCAGTGCGATCGGGTCTATTCGGAGACTCGAACGCTCGCAGCTTCGGCCTCCGTGACTCTCGATCTCGCAGGCGTGCTCCTCGATGCCTTCGGATCCGTGATCACGTTCGCTCGGATCAAAGCGATCATCATCGCGGCGCTCGCTGCGAACACCAACAACGTCGTGATGGGCGCCGCCGCAGGTACCCAGTTCCTCGGACCGTTGGGCTCCGCGACGGACACCGTTCATGTGAGGCCTGGCGGCATCCTCGCTCTGGTCGCACCTGACGTCACAGCGTGGCCGGTTGGCGCCGGTGCCACCGACCTCCTCAAGTTCACCAACAGCGCGGCCGGCACGGGGGTTACGTACGACCTCATCCTGCTCGGCGCATCGGCGTAAGGGAGGAAACAGACAATGTCTGACGCCGTCACAACCACTGGGATCCTCATCAAGCGTGCGGATCTCGCAACCCCAGCCGCGTTCGTGACCATCGGTGAGATCACTGAGATTGACCCGGGGGGAATGAGCCGGAACAAGATCGAGACGTCGACCCACAACGACGGTTCCGAGTCGCACGTACTCGGTATCCTTCGTCAGTCGGACCCGACGTTCAAGATCAACTATGTCGGCGGCAACGCGACTCACATCACGCTGCTCTCCGACATGGCAAACAACACGAAGGCGAACTGGCAGATCGCGTTCCCGTCGGGCAAGCTCCGTACGGGCAACGCTCGTCTCCAGCAGTTCAAGTTCGACCCGGCGCCCGTGGATGGCAAACAGGGGGCAATGTGTGCTATCGTCTGGGCGGGCCCGGTCGTCGAGTCGTAGCGGTGACGTAAACCTTTTCTCCCGACGAGGTGTAGTATGGCAACGAAGTTCCTGTCGGCGGCGGATGTGGAGTCTGCCGCCGACGCGAAGTACGCGGAAGTGGAAGTTCCAGAATGGGGCGGGGCGATCCGTCTGAAGAGCATGACAGCAGGCCAGTCAATGAAGCAGTTGGCGGACCTGCGGAAGTATCCGGATGACGGCATGTGCATCATCCTGATCTACAGCGCGGTCAATGAAGCGGACGAGTACACCTACTCGATGGACCGCGTGGACGAAAAAGGCGTCCCGCTCGACCTGATCATGCTCAGGCAGAAGAGCATGCACGTACTGGATCGCATCCAGCGAGTGTGCGTCGCGCTGAACAAAGAGAAGCCGACGGAGGAAGTAAAAAAAGCCTAGCGCGGGGCGAGCAGCGTCGGTTCGCGTACAGACTGGCGGCGCAACTCGGTTACGCAAACGTCGACACGATGTTGGCCGAGTTGACGCCGGACCAGTTCCTCGAGTGGCGAGTGTTCGATCAACTCGAGATCATGTCCGAACGACGTATGGACTACCGGTTCGCGTCGATCGTACTCGCGCTACGGGGAGGCAAGTTAGACGACTGCGTCATCAAGTTCGGTGATGAGATCGAACGGATGGCGGAGGTAATGGCACCTAAGCAGAGCCTGGAGTTCCAGGAGATGTTGATCGACGGGTGGTGTCACGTGCACAACATCATGTTGGAGAACGCGAAGTCGGAGAAACAGAATGGCAGTTGAACTCGCACCGATATCAGGAGCCATTGAGCTCAAGGACGAGTACACGAATGTCCTCGGCATCGTTGCCAAGGAGCTGTTCACGTTCTCTGAAGGCACGAAGGCCCACTTCGCTGGCATTGCCGTTGCTGGAGGTCTCGTCGCCGCCACGTTCGTAGGCATTGCCACGGCCGCGAAGCAGCTCGGGGAACGGGGCGCAGACATCCTCGACGTCGAAGGCACGCTCCGCGACTTCGCGGGGGGCGTCGGCGAAGCTGCAAAGGTGATGGAGGAGCTCCGGTCAGGTACGCAAGACACGATCGGTGATTTCGAGCTCGCGAAGAACGCTGCCCACCTCCTCTCGGCAGGTGTTCGCCTGACGGCGGACGACTTCGGAACGTTGTCTCAAGCAGCGTTCGTTCTCCAGAACAGGGGCCTCGGCGGCACGAAGGAGATGTTGGATATCGTCTCCGACGCCATGGTCACGGGTCGTACTCGCGCACTGGCAATGGCACTGGGTGTTGTCGATGTCGGTGACGCTGAAGCCGACTACGCGAAGAAGTTGGGCGTCAGTGCCAGCATGCTTTCCGACACTGCCAAGGTCGAAGCGAAGCGCATTGCGATCCTGGGGATGTTGGAAACTGCCGTCCAAAAAGCGGGTGTGCAGGAGAAGGACTTCGGCGAACGGCTTGAGGCAGCACGCACCTTCATCGTGAACTGGGTCGACGAGGTCGCGAAAGCGGTCGCGGCGTCCCCTGTTCTCGCAGCCGGGATGGACGCAGTAGGCAAAGCCATCAACGACGCGTTCGGTGGTGACTCTCAAGCCTCGATCGAGACGACGACCAGCCTCATTGAGAACACGGCAATCGTCGCAACGGACTTCGCCTTAGGTCTAGTCGAAGCAGCGCGCGTCGTTCATGCCGTGTGGTCAGGACTTCAGACGGTCATCCTCGGAGTCATGACTGCGATTTCGGAGACGGTCTCCCTCATCCCTGGCATGACCGACGCGATGAGGGAATGGACGAAGAGTCTCGGGGAGCAAACTGCGGAAGCGGCGAAAGGCGTCATGGGGACGTCTGAGTTCGACAAGACCCTCGACAAGCTCGGCGGGACGATCTTCAAGGTTCGCGACGCAATGATCGACGCCAAGAACGCGACGAAGGATCACAGTCAGACCCTTGACATCGCCTCAGAGAACACGAAGAAGCTGGAGGCGTTGCAAGGACAGCTCGCTGCCGCCGCCAAGGCTCGTGCCATCGACGCAGGGAAGCTTGCGGACATGGAGAAGAAGAG